GAAGCTTTTCAACTCCACCTCCGACCCGCGCCGCAAATAGCCATCGACAAAGGCCGACCGCGCCGGGTCAGCGACCTTGCCGCCCGACAAAACGGGCCGCGTCACCGCCACCGCCGGCACCGCCCCGTCAAAGACGGCGTCCAGATTGTCTGCTTTAATTTCATAATCCATGTCATTCTCCTTGCGGGCAAAAAAAAGGCCGCCCTGATGGACGGCCGGTTCAAAAAACTGTGCTTGCGGTTACATATATTCGGCAGGACATTGCATCTGTTTACCTTCGAATTCAAAATTTTCGGGAAGGCGACACCTACCAAGCTGAGCAGCATTCAGCTTTAACGCGCGGTGCGCGATGCTGCGAATTTGCTGCCCATGAGGTCGGTTAGGTGGCGACACAGCCACAATAACTTTGCTTGGAATTTTGGTTTTAATCAGTTGGAGTGGCGGCACCAAATCGGTATCTGCACTAATCAAGTAACAGGTATCGAATTGATCCTCAAACGCGTCTGCCACCATGTGGATCGCAATGTTTACGTCTGTTTCCTTTTCTTCTGGATGTTTCCAGCTAGAGCCACATGCGCGGCAACGACGCGGCTGCCCCTTGAATCGACCCAATATGCAGGACACGCCTTCAGATTTGAGCGCTGAAAGATATGCCTCGTGCCGTTTGACAGAATCCAGACCTCGTGTGTGTGCAAGGGCGGAAAAATACTTGATCAAGATGACTTCTTCATCTTGTTTGGGGATGAGTAAATGGGCCAAGCCGTGCAGCGAAAGCCACTTTAGCCTGTCGTCCTTTAGGTCTTTTATCGAGTGGTATAAGTTAAACCCATCAACGTAAAAGGCATCTCGTTTCTTGATCATTCCAACATGATTACATTGCGTTAAGCAATGGGCAAGAAAAAACCCACGGGCCGAAACCCGTGGGGGCCAACGGCGCACCGTTGGTGTGGATTTCACCCAAATACGCTGTCTCTCTATACAATTCAACAACTTTAGTTCTCAACCGCCAGCACGCGGGCGAGCGGTTGCATGGGGGTGGCAACGACGCTGACTTCGATAAGGTCGAGGTCAGTGAGCTCCCGATATTCCTGTTGCTGCATCGCGCGCACGCGGTAGCCGAAGGATAGGCCGCTGCCCGCCTGCACGACGGCGCTGTCATCATCGAGTTGCGCGATCACCCGCAAACCGCGTGCATCCTCGCTTAAGCTTTCGACAAAGCCGATGCGGCGGCGTTGGTCATGCTGCCACAATAAGGGCAAACCCGCCTTTGCCGCGCGCGCAAACGCGCCTTTACGCACAATATCGCCGCCCTTGTCCGGCGCGTCGAAGATCGCGGCATAGCCCGCCAGCCTCATTGGCTGACCAATCCGGGCAGGCCCAATTTGAACGCAATGCCGATCAGCAACAACGCCAACACCATCCGCACGACCCAGCCAATCGCGGCCTTGCGTGCCGAGCGTTTGGCGTCGCGCCAGGCGGACAAAAGCTCGCGCAATTCGCCCATATCCTTGGCGGCGCTGGCGTCATCCAGCCCCAACCCGGCCAGCGCACGACGCGCACCGGTTTCGGAGGCCTGCTCCAGCAGACCTTGCAAATTATTCTCAACCATTGATGTTTCCTATGTGTAAATCGGACCTAAACAGGCTCTATCCGCCGTTAAGGGTCGCGCGATCTGCGCAGCTTCATGCATGGTGCAGACGGCAAGCGGCGGTTATCGTGTCTTTTGGAAATGCAACGACCGTTAGGTCGCGGGATTTGCATCACCCGACAGGTCGTCTTCGGTTATTTCATGCCAATCGCCATCATACATCGGCGGGTAGATCACGGGCTTGTCGCCATAGCGTGCACGAAGAGCGTCCTGCCGATAGTCCAGCGAGTCCCATTCATCCTCGAGATCATCCGTGTACAAAAACTCGGCATCGAACCTGCCGTCCTTGATATCGTAAAGCAACATCGACCATTTCTTATCAGGCGGCGCGGCGTCCCATAATTCCAATATGGTATCATGTGTTTCGTTGCCAAATTCACGATATATGACTTGTTCGGGCAGATTCTCGAAAATTGCGCCGCCGGTCATTTGATCCGCAGCTTCGATGAATACAAAAACATCGTCGGGAACTTTACCCAGAAAATTTGCTACTTGCTGCCCAATTTGATTAAGCAGTTTACCCATTTCTTCGCTTGCCATGCCAAATCTCCTATTTGTCGTTGGGTAAACGTTCGATTTTACCCACTGGAAATGCAGCGCCAGCTAGCTTGCGGAATTCTCATCTTCGTCAGGCAAATCGTCCAACGTCAGTATACGGAACTTTCCGTCCCGCTTGGGGTAGATGACAGGCTTGTCGCCATAGCGGGCGCGAAGAGCATCCTGCCGATAGTCAAGCGAGTCCCATTCATCCTCGAGATCATCTGTGTACAAAAACTCGGCATCGAACCTGCCATCCTTGATATCGTACAGCAGCATCGACCATTTCTTGTCAGGCGGCGCGGCGTCCCATAATTCCAATATGGTGTCATGAACGTCATGTCCGAAATCATGATAGATGACTTGTTCAGGCAGATTTTCAAAAATTGCCCCGCCGCTCAACTGGTCGGCAGCCCGGATAAAAACAAAAACATCATCGGGAACTTTGCCAAGCGTTTTGGCGACAAGCTGCCCAATTTGATTCAGCAATTTGCCCATTTCTTCGGTTGCCATGATTTTCCTCCTATTTTTTATTGGGCATGCGGTCGATTTCATCAATGCCGCCAATATTTGAAAACACGAATATCCAATCTGGTCGCCGCGAATTACTGGTATAAGTGGCTTGGATGTCAACAGTTACATTCTTACCAGCTTTCAGAGCCTTTTTCCATTTGTTTTCAATGATCGGGTACTCGCTGAGATTGAAACGTGCATTCTGGGCAAAATGATTATAGCTGATCTCCGGTCCGCCGAATTCGCGGGCAATGAAATGGCCGCCATGATCGTTCTGTTCACGATTGGGTTTTCCTGCGTTGGTCTGCGCGTCGCGGGATCGTGGCTGATCGGGTTGTAAACGCAACTGACCAGACGCCCGAACCGTCCGATCCTGCTCATCCGCCTCAAAATCATAGCCGCCTGCAGAAATTTTCCGAGTTGTCGGCAACGGTCGCTCGACAGGTGTTTCCAAAACTTTCGGAACAGTGGTTCTGACGATTTCCGTCCGGACTTCTATCGGCTTTGCCAATGGTTTGGCGAGCGGTTTTGTCGGTGGCGTGGTAGGTTTGGCCCCATCCCAACTTCGACTCGCTTCATCGCCGCCCGATTGCCCACCACGGAAACCGCCGCCATCATTCTTCGGCTTCGGTGCCTTGGGCTTACCCCACCCCCCCGAAGCGCCACCGCCGCCGAAACTTCCACCACCGCCAGCAAATCTTTGCCCTTGTCCCTTAAATGTGAACTGGCCGTTTTCGGTGTCGTGCCACGGATTGAACTTGAATTCGAGCGCACCCGCTTCGTTCGACATCTCTGACGGCTGCACGGTCGGCGCAAGCCCCACCGCCGCGCGTTTCTCTTCGGTCGTCAAAAAGTCCGCGGCGCCCACTTGCGCCCACAACCGCTCCCGATCTTCGGCCAGCGCAGGGACCGCATCCAAATCCAAGTCCAGCGTCAGGCCGTCAAAATAGGGCCGCAACCCGTGCGCCAGCGCGTCCAATATCTTGCGCGCCAACGGGATGATGCTCTGGTTCCAAAGCGCCCGGTTCGCCTCGCGATAATTGGCATAAGTCGCATCGCCGGGCAGACCAAGCAGCACCGGCGGCACGCCAAAAGCGAGCGAGATTTCCCGCGCCGCCGCCTCTTTCAGCCCCGCAAAGTCCATCTCCGCCGGGGTCAGCGCCATCGCCTGCCATTTCAGGCCACCCTCCAGCAACATCGGCCGTCCGGCATTGCCCGCGCCCTGGAAACTGTCGGAAAGCTCCTCCTTCAACCGCGCATATTGTTCGCCGTTCAACGTCCCGCTGTCGCCCATGTCATAAACCAAAGCGCCTGATGGCCGCGCGGCATTATCCAGCAAGGCCTTGTTCCATTTCGTCGCCGCATTATGCGTCGCCACCGCGCCCGACGCTGCGCCCAGACAGCCAAGCCCATAATGGTCGTCGAGCGGGTGGATTGCGCGGATGTGGATCACATTTTCAGCGGGCAAGCGGCTCGATATCTCGCCTGCTTTATACACAAACGCCACGGGCCAGCCGCGCATGTCGGCTTCAATCGTCATCCGCTCGGGCCGCAGCGCGAACAATTCGGCAGGACGCCCGTCATTGCCCGACAATATCTCGACATAGGCATTGCCGTGCAGCAACAGATGCGTCGCCACCGTCTCCATCAACGCCTGCCCCGCCGACGTGGCGCGCACCAGTTCCAGCCCGCGCGCATCATTTGCGGTCAACGGCGCGGACGCCAGCCCCTCGGCAATCAACCGCACCGCGCGTTGCGCAATCGCGTTCGACAAATAGCCTTCGCGCATCTGCGCCTCATAATGCCTTGGCCATTCGCCCAGGCTACCCAAAGCATATCCGCGCAAGCCCGGCAGACGATCCTGCTGCACACGCGTTTTGGCCGGACGCAGATACCCACGCCCGGCTGATTTCCAACCGAAGATATTCATGAT